CACGACGGTTGCTCGCCTTGCTTCTGGCATTGCGTTTGGGTGGGCAAGTGGCAGTCCCGTTACCACCGCTTTCGATGTCACGCTGTTCCGTGACGCCGCGAGCGTGCTGGCGCTTCGCACTGGCACCACCGCGCAGACGTTCCGTGTCTACCGCACCTTCACCGACGCAAGCAACCACGAACGACTGTCGCTGAACTGGTCCAACAGCACGGTGATTGTTGCGACCGAAGGCGCTGGAACTGGTACGCGTGGCAACCTTGCGTTCGGCACCGCAGCGTTGGCAACCACAGCTACGCGCGGTCACATCATGATTCCGTCGTGCGCGGGGATTGCCACGGGCGTCCCGGCGGACATTCCCACCGGACAAGTGGCGCTGATCTTTGACAGCACCAACAACAAGCTCGGCGTTTACGACGGCGGCTGGATCTGGACCGCTGCGCTGACGTAACCTCTGACCACACACCCATGACCCTCGACTTCACCGTCACCGAAGCGCAGGCCCTCGTCGGCCTGCTGGACATCGCCACCAAGAGCGGCGGGCTTGAGATCGCACAGGCGGCGCTGCCCCTCGCCATCAAGATTCAGACGGCCATCGACGCAGAAACGAAGACCAGCACCGCGAAGGAGGATGCCGCATGATCGTCACCATCGACACCGACAACGCCGCGCCGGGGCCGTTCGCCACGGATGCCGAGTACTGCCAGTTCGTGATGGCGAACGCGGCGCTGTCGTACCAAGTGCAGTACAAGACCGCCACGGTGGATGCTGGCATCACGGCTGCTCGCGAGGCATACAACGCCAGCCTGCCGCCGGAGCCCACGCCGGAGCCGGTGGACGAGCGGCGTTTGGGGCTCTGAGTCGGTGATCATGCAGGAATCGCAGGCAACCATACACGCGGAGTAACCCATGGCACGTGCCGTGCCGCTGACCGAAGTGCAGCGCTACAATCAGGCCGCGTGGGGCGCGCAGGACCGGCTGGTGCTGGTCTCCGTCCCTGCCGCAGCGGCGCAGTCGCTCGTGGGCAAGAACCTCGTGGACTGCGGCGCCCTCACCGTTGCCGGCACCTACGAGGTGCTCATCCCCCTCTCGGGGATCAGCACGGCCCTCGAGGTCCACCTGACGGCCACCATCGCCGCCGGCACCGTGTCCAGTGCGCTCAACACGCTGTACTACGTGTCGAACGCCTCGTCGCCTTCCACGTGGGTCAACAAGACGGCGGGGTCGGGAGCGGGGTCGCTGACGACCACCACCCGGCAGTCGTCCACCATCAGCACGCTGCGCGGCGAGCAGTTCGCGCGAATGACCCTGACGCTGGCGTCCTCGCCCAACGTGACGTTCACGCAAGCCGAGTACAACGGGCTGTGAGCGTGGACACCGCGATCCTGCTAGTACTGACGGTCTCGATGGCGGCCTGCGGGTGGGGGCTGCTGTCGCTGGCGCGCGAGGACCGTGCACAGCGCGCGCAGCTCGAGGAGCGGCGTTTGACGCTGGAGGAGCGGCGTTTGACGCTGGAAGAGCAGCGCGCCATTCTGCCGGCTAGCGTGGAGGAGGACATCCCCGTGGACCTGCAGCTTCGCATCAACGCCGAGACGGAGACGTGGGCGCGCGATTCGATGCAGGCGCTGGCGCGCGAGCTGTACATGAAGCACCGGAACTGGGACAGCGTGCGGGCTGAGATGGGCCGCATGGATGCGCAGGCGATGCTGGCGCCCCCGGGCTGGTCGCAGACCGGGATGGCGTGATGACGACGCCCCGACTGCCGCTGATGGACGACGAGCTCGAGGACGAGTTCGAGGACGCGCCGTTGGGGGCGGAGGCGTTCCTGCTGGGCGGCTACGAGGCGCCCAGCGAGGAGGAGGCGACAGCAGCGGCGGAGGCGGAGGCGGAGGCGCTGCGCCGGCAGGCCGAGCAGATGGCAGAGCAGAACGCGGAGGCGGCGCGGGAGGCGGAGCGGAGCCGCAAGGCGGCGCTTCGTGCGGCCTACGGCGACGATTTCCCGCTGGCGATGGACGGCGACCCCGGGCAGGACGATTGGGTGTCGTGGGCGAAGGGGCGGTGGGAGAAGCACCGTGCCGGCGTGCAGGACGCCATCTACGACGCCAGCCGCAACCGGCTGTTCCGCAAGGGCATTCAGTGGGTGAGCAGCACTGCGAACCGGGGGAGCTGGCGCGAGCCGCCCATGCCGAAGGACGCGGTGCGCGCGGTGGACAACCAGATTGGGCCGGCGCTGGACTGGCACCTGCAGGTGCTGTCCGAGCAGCGGCCCGGGTTCCGTTTCTCGCCCGTCAACCCCGATCCTGACCGGCAGCGCAAGGCGCAGGCCATGCAGCTCGCGGTGGAGTACCAGTTCCACCGCCAGAAAATGCGCAACCTGATCCGCGAAATGGGCTACCACGCCCAGACGGACGGGTGCGCCTTCCTGCTGACGTGGTGGAATACGGAAGCAGGGCCGTGGGAGGAGCTGGAGGCAGGCTCCGGACGGCGGCCGATTGGCGACGTGGCGACGAAGGTTTACACCATCGAGCAGGTGCGCGTGTCGGCGGAGGCGACGGCCACGCAGGCGCCGAGCTACTGGATCCTGCGCGACGTGCTGCCGCTGTCGCAGGCGGTGGGGCAGTTCGGCGCGGATGTGGCGGACGAGACGGACGAGTACTTCGTGGGCAATCAGGTCTTTCAGACGAACGACCTGCGCTTCACGCAGTCGCCGCTGTATCAGGACCAGCGGACGGTGGACCGGCTGACGGTGTTTTGCGAGAAGTGCGAAGCTCTCCCGGAGGGGCTGCAGCTCATCGTGGTGGGGAACAAGGTGGTGTTCCAGCCGGCGGGGCTGGTGTGCGGCCGGGTGCCGGTGGTGCGCGTCACCGACGGCTCGAGCTCGCCGGATTTCTACTGCGCGGCGCGCATGAACGAGTGGATCGCGCCGCAGATGCGCGTGAACATGATCCTCTCCAAGTGGATCGAGTCGGTGCGCGCCAACGCGGGCGGAAAGTTCATCAGCAAGACCGGCGCCATCGTGGGCGAGACGTTCGTGGGCGGCCAGAACTCGGTGATCGAGGTTAAGGGGGCGGCGCCGATTTCGGAGACGCTGCAGCCGCTGCAGGGATTCAGCGTAGGGGGCGACGCGAAGGAGCTCCTGCGGCTGGAGACCAAGAAGCTGGAGGACCGTTCGGGGTGGAACGACAATGCGCGCGGCCAGTTCAGCTCGGACCAGTCAGGTCGGGCTATCATCGCCATCCGCGAGCAGCTTGAGCGCACGTTCGCCCCATTCGTGTACGCCGTGTCCGACGCCATGACGGAGTGGGCGGAGTGTCAGGTGGCGTGGATGCGGTGGGGCTACCGGCTGCCGCGCGTGCTGGCGGTCGTGGGGGCCAACCGCCCCGACTTGGCGCGCGAGTTCTCGAGCGTGGACTTCGACGAGGTGGTGGACGTGCAGGTGGACGCGGAGACGCTCATGCCCATGCCGCGCACCATGCGCTTGTTCCTGCTGGATCAGGATCTGGAAAAGGGCATCATCGACCCGAAGGAGTACCGCCGACTGCGCCCGTTCGCGTACGCGCCCGACTCGACGACGCCGTACGACGTGCAGGAGGCGAAGGCGAAGCGGGTGTCCGAAGCAATCCGGATGGGGATGGAGCCGGAGGCGATTGTGTGGCAGGACGACGAGGCGGTCCATCAGGACGTGCTGGACCGCGACATCATCTTGGCCGCTGACGTGTCGCCGGAGGTCCGGGCTGCCGCGCAGGAGCGGTGGACGGCGCTGGCGAATCAGGCCGCGCAGAAGCAGGGCGCCCCTCCCCCCGGCCAGCCCGGGATGGGAGCGGCGCCGCAGCAACAGCAGGAACCCCCGGGTGGAGGCGCTCCGCAGGGAGCCCCGCAGGGCGTACCGGCCCCCACCCCGTTGCCGCCATCCATGGCGCCGACGTTCGGCAGCGAGTCTGGCCTCCCGGCGGCCCCGCCGGATCAGGGCGGAAGCGCGGCCGCACCGACCGCACTCCCGGTGATGTGAGGAGCGCAGTGATGCAGAGGCCGCATGTCTGACACCGCAGCAGCAGTGGAGTCCGTCGTCGCTGAAGTCCTGCCGCCCACCGAATCCGCGCCGGCTATTGTCCGCCGCGACGAGGTGCGCGACCGGCTCATCAACGCGGAGTTCGAGCAGGAAGAGGGAGGGGACGCCACCCCGGAGCAGCCGGCAGCAGCGGCGCCGGCCCAGCAGGGCGGCACGGAGACGGCCGAGACGCCGGAGCCGGAAGCGGGCGAGCCTCCCCCGGAGGCGGTGATCGGAGACGGTGGGACGCGCATCGTGGTGCGGACGACGGACGGCAAGTACGCCGCCGCCCCGGACGTGAAGCTGGAGTTTCAGGTGGGGGAGAAGGTGTACCTCAAGTCTCCCGCCGAGTTGGTGCGGATGGCCCGCGACGGCGTTGCCGGCCAGCAGTTCCGTCAGGAGGTGCAGCAGTACCGCGAGCAGGTGCCGCAGTTGGTGCAGCAGTACGAGTCGCTGCAGGCCGATCTGGAAGCCCAGCGCGCCCTGAACCTCGAGATGCTGACCGACGAGACGCGGTATCTGGCCCGTCGGGAAGAGTGGGACACGCTCAACTCGCCCCAAGAGCGCTTGCGGCGGATGGAAGAGCAGCAGCAGCAGGAGTACCAGCAGCGGATGGCCGCCTCGCAGGCCGCGCAGACGCAACAGGTGCTCATGCAGTACTACGCGCAGGAACTCAAGCCGGTGCAGGACGAGCTGCTGACGCAGTACGCCGACGTGTCGCTGGAGGAGAAGATGGGCCGGATCAGCATCGACACCGCGCCGCTCATGCGGAACGGTGTGATCCCGCCGGATCGCCTTCCGGAGTACCGGGCGTATTTGGACGGCCCCTTCCGCGAGTGGGTGCGGCAGCGGTCGGCGCAGGTGCAGCAGATGTCAGCGCAGCGTCGTGCCGAGCTCGAGCAGCAGATCCGTGCGGAGCGCCAGAAGGCCCAGCAGGTCGTGCAGAGTGTGGGCAAGCAGCTCACGCCGGCCGGCCGCGCGGGATTGGATGCGCCGCCGCCCCCCAAGAAGGCCCGCACGCGCGAGGAGGCCAAGGCCATGATCCTCGGGCGCGCGTGGCAGGATTGACCGACCTCATACGACGGAGTAACCCGTGGCAAACCCGATTCTGATCACCGACACGGAGCTGCAGGGCAACCTGAAGAACGTGTACGCCGACATCCGGCAGCAGCTCTTCCCGATCAGCACCGTCCTGCTGGCCCAGATCAAGAAGGCCGGCCCGGGCGGGCTCCGCTCCCTCAAGTGGGGCGGGCGCAACGTGTACTTCGACGTGGTGGTGAACCCGCCCGTCAACTGGGGCGCCTCGGACGCCGGCTACCTGCCGAACAGCTCCGAGACGACCGAAGTGCAGGGCAACGTCGGCATCCGGCGCTTCTACGTGACCCGCGAGTTCGACAACCTCGGCATTCTGGGCACGCAGTCGAAGCAGGCGGCCTTCACCAGCCTGAAGGCCAAGATCACCGAGGAGATCGACGGCGCCATGCAGCTCGGCATGCAGGAGCACGTGCATGGCAACGGGCTCGGCATCCGCGCCATCGTCTCGTCCTACTCGGCCGGCCCGCCGGTCACCATCGTGGCGACCAGCCCCTACGGCGTCTCCGGCGCCGGTCAGGGCGGGCTGTGGCTGTACCCCGGGATGCTGATCGCGGTGCGTGACGCGACCGGCGCCACGCTGCGCGGGCGGGCGACCGTGACGGCGGTGTCGAACTCGGGCGACAACGTCACCCTGACGCTGTCGGCCGCCATCAGCGGCACCACCGGGACCGACATCATCGTGGCGGCGACGGCCAACGACGATGCGTACAACCAGTACGCGAACGGGCTCATCAACATCACCAACCGGGGCGGGTCGTACAACACCCTCCACGGGATCAACGCTGGCACGGCGGGGCAGGAGCGGTGGAACGCCGTGCGGTTCACGGCGGGCACCGACACCGACGACGCGGCCAACCCGAACGAGATGGACGCATGGAAGCTGGGCGCCACCATCGGCGCGCGCAGCGGCAAGCGCCCGCTTTCGAGCCCGGACGAGTTCCTGTGCCTCACCACCTACGGTGTGCAGCAGAAGCTCATCGAGTCGTTCCTCGCGCAGCGGCGCTTCAACGTCACCGGCGGCGAGGAGCTGGAGCTCAACGGCGGGTACAAGGCGCTCAAGCTGCACGGGATGGCCGTGGTGGCCGACGAGTACAACCCGGCCGGCACGTTCTACATGGTCCACAAGCCGTCGCTGGCGTGGGTGGACGCGGCCGACTGGTCGCCGGTGCAGTACGAGAACTCGGGGGCGGTGCGCTTCATCGACGGGCGCGACGCCTTCCAGACCAGCTTCAAGGTGTACTTCAACCTGATGACCTTCCAGCGCAACGCGCACGGGTCCATCGTCGGGTACGCCGACACGCAGCGCTACACCCCGGTGGTCTAAACCCTGACGGCGCGGGGTGGGGGTGACGAGCCCCCACCCCAGCACGGAGAGCCTACATGCTGAACTTCTTCTCGCCACGCCCCGGGCGTTTCGGGATCCAGCCGGTCATCATCCAGCAGCGCATCAACACCGGCACGCTGGCGGCCGGTACGCAGACCCACAACCTCGGCGGACTGCCCCACAAGGCCATCATCAGCGCGGTGCAGGTGTCGGCCGATACGTATCCGACCGCCGCGACCAACTGCACGGTCACGCTGGTCAAGCGGGACGCCTCGGCGGCTGGCAACGTCACGCTCAGTTCGGCCATCGACATCAACGCGAAGACGGCCGAGACGGTGCAGGCCGGATCGCTGCTCACCACCCTCACCGACGCGCAGCGTCTGCTCGACACGGGCGACACCGTCAAGATTTCGCTGGTCACGACCGGCGCGGTCTCGGTGCAGCCCGACGACCTCGTGGTCACCGTCGAGCTGCAGTACCTCTACTAGGACAGGGAGGGTGCGTCAGACGGCGCACCCGCCCTCACCTCCAACCCGTAGGACATCATGCTGATCACCCCTCGAGGCGAGCCGGTTCCCCCACAGGAGGCCGTGCGCCGCCTGCGCGAGATTGACGAGCGCCTGTCGGTGAAGTGGGTGCCGTCTGCCTCCGGCCCGTACTGGGGCATCATCGAGACGTGGAAGCAGGGCGACGAGCGCTGGGCGCGCGTCAACTCCGGCGAAATTCGCGAGGAGCAGGCGTTTGACCTGCGCGCCATGCTGCCGCCCGACTGCAGCGCGGAGGAGGCGGTCGGGTTCGTGGAGCGCTTCTTCGAGCCGGTGACGGATCCGGCGAAGCAGGCCGCCGCGAAGATGGAAAGAGTGGACCGCGAGAACAAGGCCGTGAAGGCGGCGCACATGGAGCGGTTCATGGAAGAGCAGGAGCTCAAGACGGCCACGACCTCGAAGCACGAGTACGAGGTGCAGCTCGGCGTGGCTGAGGCGCACCCGATCTCGCACGGCTTTGGGGAGGGAACGACGGAAGGCGCGCAGGTGGTGGCGCGCCGCAAGCGCATCGTGCGCCGCACGAGCGAGGTGTAACGCATGGGCATGCCGCGCGGCACCCTGATGACGCTGGTGGACGAGATGGCGGACGCCGTGGGCTCGCCGCGCTGGGGCACCACGCTCAAGCGGCAGCTCTTGGGCGACGTGCACTGGCGCGAGTGGCGCACGCTGTTGTCCGTCAACCGGATGTTGCGGGTGGGCACGCGCACGCCGGCCACGGACGCGGACGGCCGGATTCTGAAGACGGCGCTGAACGACGGCAGCGGCGACGCCACCGAGACGTGGTTCCGGGTGCTGTCGCTGCGGTTGGACCAGCAGTTCTACCAGCCGGCCAAGTACGAAGACTACCCGGTGTCGCCCACGGCAGTGTCGCTTCCGTACATCTGGTACGAGTACGGCGACGCCATCCAGCTCATCCCGGGGCCGGTCCAGAGCACGCCCATCACGGTGGTGGTGAACCACTTCCCGCAGCGCGCCGACCTGCTGGTCAGCGATAGCAGCACGGTCGTGTTCCCCGACGGGTACGACCTCATTCTGGCCTACGAGACGGCAGCTTCCATGCTGATGAAGGGCGCGGCCGAGACGAACTTGTCGGCCGAGCTGTCGATGCGCGCGCAGCAGCTCCGCGAGTCGATGCATCAGGATCTGGGCCGGATGAGCACGCGGCCGCTGCGGATGGGGTACACGGACGACCAGTACGAGTGGGGTGGCGTGTAATGCCACGGCCGGTCGTGCGCGACGTGCAAGCAGACTTCCGGGGGGGACTGAACCTCGCGGCCGACGAGTACAAGTTGGCCGAGGATGAGGTGCGACGCGCGGACGAGGCGGTGTTGGACGAGTTCGGCGCCATCAAGAAGCGTTTGGGCACGCAGCGCCTGTCGGACACGCCGCTGCACGCCAGCGGGGTGCAAAACGGCTATGCGTGGCTGCGCGACAACGGCACGCAGCAGTTGCTGGCGGTCGCCAACGGGACGCTGTACACCGGCACCTACGCCATCCCAGCGACCTTCACGAGTCAGTCGGGGGCGTTGAATGCGACCGGCGCGCCGGCATTCGCCAGCTTCCGCACGACGACGGCAGAAGTGGTGTACATCGCGGACGGCGACAGCGCCACCAGCCTGAATCGCTGGAACGGCACGGCGCTGGCGACCAACCTCGTCAACACGCCAGCGGGCATCACGCAGCTCGCCGTGTACAACCAGCGCTTGTTTGGCTGCACGGGCGCGGACCAGAAGGTGTTTTGGAGCGCGATCAACAACGGCGACACGCTGGGCGTGACGGCGTCGGGAGGCGGCGAAGCGATCATCCGTACCTTCAGCGACCAGAACATCACGGGGCTGGCGACGTTTGGCGCCAGCCTGCTGATCTTCCACGTGTCCGGGATCTCGCGCTTCACGGGGCTGACGCAGGACGACATCGCCATTGCGGCAGGCGCGCAGGGCGTCACGGGAGACGTGGGCGCTATCAGTGGGCGCAGCATTGTCGCGACGCCGCAGGGCGTCTACTTCCTGTCGGATCGCGGGTTCTACGTGGCGACGGAAACGCAGGTTGCTCCGATTAGCCTGAAGCTGGACCCGCTGGTGCGGTCGCTGAATTTGACCACGGCGCAGAACGTGGTCGGTGTGCACCGCCGTGCACTGCGCGAGGTGTGGTGGTTCATCCCCGGGAAGGGCGTCTTGCGCTACAACTATGCGTTGAGCGCGTGGACGGGGCCGTGCGCGGCGGGCTACTTGGATCCCAACACCAAGGCGCTGTGGGAAGCAGAAGATGACGTGAAGCAGCCCATCGTGCTGCGCGGAGACGCCGGCGGATACGTGACGGAGTGCGACGCGTCGAATGTGTTTCGCGACAACGTGCCGGCGGCCGGCACGGGCGGCACCGTGTTCAGCATGGCTGTCCGCTGCCGCCGCATGGTGCTGGGCGATTCGCTGACATTCAAGGCGTACAAGTGGGTGTATCTGCAGGTGTGGCAGAAGTCTTCGTCGCAGTGTGCGGTCACGTGGCTGACGGACAACGGATCCGGCTCCTCGACGTTGCCGAACAACGGCGCGGGGCTCGGGCAATGGGGCACGGGCACGTGGGGCACGGGGACGTGGGGCGGGGGGGCGCAGAAGCCGGAACGGGTGCCGGTGAACGGCTACGGGCCGTACATCGACGTGTTGCTGACCGATAGCGGCGAAGCGCAGAGCGTGTGGAGCCGTGCCGAGGTTGAGGGCTTCTTTTACGGGAGACGGTTCTGATGCCGATTATCGGCTCGCATCAGCAGGCACAATTCACGATTCCGGTCAACGGCACGTCGCCGGTCAACGCGGACGAGGTGCGGTTGAACGACAACGCCACCGTCACGCAGTACAACGCGCACGACGCGGACGCGACGATTCACGTCCAGTCGTCCGCGATTGGCTCGCGGCCGGTGCCCGGGACAGCGGGGCGCATTTGGGCCACCACGGACACGGGCGAGTATCGCTGGTGGTACGATGACGGCTCCGCGTGGCACGAGATGGGCGCCGATCACATCAACTTCCCGGTCAAGGCCACGCAGACGTTGGTCAAGGGCGATGTCGTCAAGGCGACCGGGTTCAATGTTGGGCTTGGGGTCACGGAGGTGGCGAAGGTCTCGAGCGCGACGGACGTGGCACTGGGCGTGGCTCGCGACGACATCGCCAACGGCGCGACGGGCTATGTCACGAACACCGGCGTGATTCGCAACATCAACACGGTAGCCTTCAACGCCGGTGACCTCCTGTACCCGAACACGACGGGCGGATTCACGGCCAGCAAGCCGGCTAGCGGGCTGTATCAGGCGCTGGCGTATGTGCTGCGGGCGCACGCCAGCAACGGCGTGATCCTCGTTGAGGCTTCGGAGCCGCAGTACGTCCAGAGCGCCAGTGACACGCCCAACACCGCCGTGATTCGCAACGGCAGCGGCAATTTTGCGGGGAACGAGATCACGGCAACGACCCGCTTCATTGGGGCGCTGACGGGCAACGTGACGGGCAACGTGACGGGCAATGCGGGCACGGCCACCGCCTTGTCGAGCGCGCGCACGTTTGCGCTGACGGGCGATGTGAGCGGGTCCGTGTCCTCCGACTTGAGCAGCGGCGCCAGCATCAGCACGACCCTCGCAACGGTGCCCGTGAGCAAGGGCGGGACGGGGCTGACGAGCGCGCCGAGCAACGGTCAGCTCCCGATTGGCAACGGGACCGGCTACACGCTGAAGACGTTGACGGCTGGCAACAACATCACCGTCACCAACACGTCCGGGGACATTCGATTGGACGTGGTGGGGCTGGCGTCTGGGGTCAGCGGCGCGGGCACGACCGACACGTTGCCCCGCTTCACGGGCGGCGGCACGAGCTCGCAGCTTGCTGACAGCGCGGTCAAGGATAACGGCAGCAAGGTGTCGTTGGAGCGCGCGCAGTTGCGGCTCAACACGGTGGACTACACGGTGCCGACCGCGCAAGGCGCGGCCAATACGTGCCTGACGAACGACGGCAGTGGCAACCTGTCGTGGGTGACGACGGCGCAGCCGTTGGACCAGCAGACGTTCAACAGCTCGGGGACGTGGACCAAGCCGGCGCTGGGCTCGATGGCGCTGGTGGAATGCTGGGGTGCTGGCGGCAGCGGCTCAAACGACAGCACGACCGCCGGCCGCAACGGCGGCGGTGGCGGCGGCTACATGTTCGTGCTGATGAAGCTGTCGGACTTGGGGGCGACGGAGACGGCGACGGTGGGCGCTGGCGGTAGCGCGCGCACTACCGCCGCCAACGGGATCGCGGGCGGCAATTCGTCGCTGGGGTCGCATTGCACCGCCTATGGCGGCAGCGGCGGGCGCACTAGCGGTTTGCCTGTCGGTGGCGGGTCGAACTACCGCATTGGCACCGAAATTACCGACTGGACCGCAGTGTCGCTTGCCAACATGGACTTCTTTCAGGGGCCGTTTGTCGGTGGCGTCGCGCCCGGATCAACAGTTGGCGCTAGTGTCCACGCCGTGTACGACAGATACCGGAATGCCATCTACGGTGGAGGCGCAGGCGCCAGTCGAAACGACGGCGGGACGGTGACCGCCGGGACGAGCGTCTACGGCGGAGCGGGCGGCGCTGAGGGCGTGGCGGGCACGCAGCCCGCAGGAGGTGGCGGGCGCGGTTCGGGCACGGGCGGCGGGACTAGTGGCGCAGGCGGCGCGGGCCGCGTGCGTGTCACCGTTTGGTAAGGGAGGGCGAGACTGATGATGGGGCGATGGGCGATGGTGCGCACCAGCGACAACGTGGTCGTGAACGTCATCGAGTGGGATGGCGTCACGCCATATACTTCTCCAGCCGGGATCGTGTTGATTGACGGCACCGGCAAGGACGTGGGCCCAGAGTACATGTACGACCCCGGGACCGGCACGTTTTCGCCGCCGCCGGAACCGCCGCCTGAGCCGTGACGTGACGGGTCGTGACGACACCTACTGGCTGCGGTTGCGGCGCCGGTTCCTGACTTCGGCGGGCAACATCGTGGGGCAGACCGTGACGACGGGGGCGGGCAGCGTGGCGGTGACCTTCCCCCGCGCGGAAGTGGACGCGGCGTTTGGCGTGTGCGCGACGCCGAGCTGGGGGACGACGGTGTGGGTGACAGCGAAGAGCACGACAGGCTGCACGGTCAACTTCGGGACCGTCGCGCCGGCAGGTGGCACGGTGGACCTCATCACGTTCAGGAGCGAATAGCATGCCAATCGACCCGGTGACCGGCAGCCTGATTCTGGCTGGTGCCAGCACGCTAGGGAGTGCGCTGACGGGCGCTTCAAACAACCGCATGAAGCGCCAAGAACTGCGCCAGCAGGCAGAGCAGTTCGCGAAGCAGCAGCAGCTCCAGCGCGAGCAGATGGCGCAGGGCAACACGCTGCAGCGCGACCAGATGGGCCAGAGCGACCGGCAGTTCGGTGCCAACTTCAACACGAATCGCGTCGGCCAGATGGACCAGCGCGCGCAGCAGGCGGCGGCGCTGCAGCGCCAGATCAACCTGAACCCGCTGGCGGATCGCGCCGCGTACATGTTGGCGCAGCGCGCGGGCGCCATGCCGGCGGCGTTCCAGCCGCGCGACTACACGCAGGGCGGGATCCCCGGGCGCGGGCAGGCCACGGGCGGCCTTGCCGACGTGCTGAACGCCCAGCGGACGGCGGCTGGCAACTACAAGGCCGGCATGGGCGGAATGGATCCGGCCGCGCTGATTGCGGCGCGGAACCGGCTGCAGTTTCAGGGCGACATGCCGGGGATGTACAGCGCGCAGACGCCTCCCCCGTCGGATGGCGGAATGAGCGGCGGGACTGGCGGCGGAATGGGTGGCGGTGGCGGTGTGGGTGGCGGTGGCGGTGGCGGTGGCGGGCGGACGGCTGAGGAGGAAATGATGATGGCGCGGTTCACCCCTTACCTGCTTTTCTGAGGGCACGCTATGCGCATGATGTACAACCCGGCCGCTGGTTACGGCGGAGATCAGCGGGCGGCGGGCTACGGGCAGACGGCGACTGACGAGGAGGAGCGCCGTCGCCGTGCACAGGCGGGGGCCCAACAGAGGCCAACGCCTTCGCCGCCCCCGTCGCAGCAAGCCCCGCCGCAGCCCCAGCAGCAAACGGACGGCGATTTCGAGCAGGGACTTCAGGCTGTCGATGCGCCGCGCCCGGTGAACAAGGCGCCGCAGCCCACGTTCGCGGAGCTTCAGCGGCAGGGTCAGGCGCGTCCTGCGCCCCCGCCGGTGCAGACGCAGGGGTATTCGCGGCAGGCGCCGCAGGCGCAGGGAGGCTACAACCCGCAGGCGTCCGTGGACGCGCAGTTGGCGACGATGCGGCAGGCGCAGCAGCAGTACGGTTCGCAGTGGGATGCCAACGCGCGGCAGCAGTTCGAGCAGCAGATGGGCGCACTGCAGGGCCAGCGCTCGCCACAGCAGGAAGCGGCCATGCAGCAGGCCCAGCAAATGGGGCTGGACCCCATGGCAGCCATGATGGATCCGGAGGGGTTCCAGCGGCAGATGGCGGCGCAGCAGCAGTTTATGCAGCGTCAGGAGCAAAATTCGGCGGCAGCGCCGGCGCCGTTTGACCTTGCTGGCTTTGCGGCCGGCCAGTTGCAGACGGGCGCCTTGCCGACGGCTCCAACCCCGTACACTGCTCCGCAATCGTTTCTTGAACAACTGCGGCAGCTCATGGAACTCGGCCGCAACGCGCCGGGGCTTGCGGAGGCTGCGCAGGCGATGCCGGCTGGGCTCACGTCGGAAGGCGTCGATCCGGTGATGCTGGCGCAATCGTCTATGCAGACGCCTGCGCAGGCGGCGGCATTCCCAGCGGCTGCGCAGGCAACGCAGGCAACGCAGGCGAGGCAGGCGACGCAGGCGACGCAGGGACCAGTCTCCATTCCGGGGCCTGTTCGTTCCGTATCGGCACGCCCCGGGGAGTCCACCGAGGATCTGATCCTTCGTTCCGTTTTGGAGGCTAACCCCGGCGCAGAGTACCTGCAGGGGCAAACGGCTGGGCAGCCGATCAAGTACTACTACGACGGGCAGTGGACGACCACTCCGCCTTCACAGGAGCGGCTTGCGCAACTACAAGCGGGCCAAAGCGCGCCTGCGGCCGCGCCCAGTGGCGGTGCTGCCGGGTCACCGGCGGCGAGCGCATCTCCCGGCTTCGCAGCGATTGGCGGCGGTGCGCAAGGCGCGCAGATGCTCGACGTGAACTCGTTGACCGAGCAGTCCCTGCGTGAGGCGCTGCAGAACCCGTCCGCGTTCGACAACGCGGAGGTGCGACGGCTGTACGGCGAGATGGGGCAGAACATCGACGACGAGTTTGCGCAGCGGCAGACGGCGTTGCGCGAGGAGATGGCGGCGCGGGGGTTGTCGGACTCGAGCATCATGGGCGGGCGGTTGTCCGACTTGAACGTGCAGCAGAGGAGCGCTCAGGCACAGTTGGCGTCCGATCTCGCGGGGCAGCGGGCGCGCGACTTTGCCGGCGCACGCGCGCAGGCCATCGGGATGGGGCAGGGTCAGCGCGCGGCAGCGTTGAGCGAGGAGATGGGGCGCGCCAACCTTGGACTGCAGGGGCAGCAGTTGTCGCTGGCGCAACAGAACGCGGCGTTCAACAACGCCATGGCGCAGCAGGATTTCGGGCTGCGGCGGGAGGCGCAAGGGTTCAACCAGCGCATCGGGACGGCGGATTTCGGGCTGCGGCGGAACGCGCAGAGCTTTGGGCAGGGGATGCAGGGGTTGCAGTTCCAGAATCAGCTCGGGCAGCAGGGGTTCCAGAACCAGATGGACGTAGCCAACTTCAGCCGCAACGCTGGCAACGACCGCTTTTCGCAGAACCTCAACTGGTCGCAGTTTTTGCGCGGGATGGGGCAGGATGCGTTCAGCAACGACCTCGAGAGGGCGCGCTTCAACCAAGGGGTCTTGAGCGATCAGGACCGTTTCTTCCTGCAGTTGCTTGGGCTCGGGGGCTAACGCATGTCTGACTTTCTTGCCGGGTTGGGTGCTGGGTTGCAGTCACTGGGGTCTACGGGGATGCAGCTCTTGGCACAGGAGCAGCAGCGCCGTGCTTTGCGGGAGGAGCGCGAGCGGCAGGAGGAAAAGGAGCGGTTGGCCCGCGAGGCGCAGCAGCGTGCGCAGGAGCAGCAGTTCAACCTCAAGCGCTTCGAGCTGGGGCTGGAGGAGTACGCGCCGCTGGAGCAGCAGGCCGCGCAGATGGAGCAGCTCGGCGGGCTGCGTGGTGCACCCGGGTCGCTGGGGATGGCGGGCGACGCGCTTGCGATGATGGGCAAGCAGGCGCGCGAGCGGCTGCAGAAGGGGCGCACGTTCGACTACACCGACAGCGCCGGCAAGGCGACGAAGTACTTCCAGCCGTACGAGCGGACGGAGGCCGGCAAGGCCGAGATGGCGACGCGGCAGGGCGTGCAGGCGCTGCAGGCGGCAGGGTTCACCCCGCAGGAGTCGCAGGCCATCATGGCGTCCCCAGAAAACATGCGGGGGGCGCTGCTGGACCGGCTGCGCCCCAAGCCGCAGCAGCCCGGGGCGCCGCAGCGGGTCGTGCAGGCTGACGGTAGCGTCGCCTTCGTGCAGGTGCCGGAACTCCAGCCCGGGCAGCGGTTCGACACCGGGATGCGCGAGCGCGTGCCCACTGGCACCCGACCGTCGGTGCCGCGCCCGCCCGCTCGTCCGACGGAGGCGCAGGAGAAAAGCTACCTGTATGCCAAGCTGATGGACGACGCGAGCGTCACCATGGACGAGCTGGGCCAGAGTGGCAAGATCAGCGGCTGGAAGCTGGCGTCAGCCCTCCGCACGCCGTTTGGGGCCGGCAACGTCATCCTGAACGACGAGGAGCAGGAGTACCTGCGCGCCGCGCGTGACTTCGCGGCCGGTGTGCTCCGCAAGGAGTCTGGCGCAGCCATCACGCCGAACGAGCTGCGGGACGTGTTCCAGCGCTACGTGCCGGCGCCCGGAGACTCGCCGGATCTCGCCAAGGCCAAGTCGGCTGCGCGCGCCACCTACATGCAGTCGATGCGAAAGCTCGCGGAGCCTGCGCGTAGGTACTACGACTACAGCAACACCCCGCAGGGCGCCGGTGGCGACAGCATGTCCATGGATGAGATGATTCAGTACTTCCTGAACCCGGGGTGACCTGATGGACGGACTGCAGAACCCTGACGAGGAGCGGATCCGCCGAGACGTGGAGACGATGCGCCGCAACGGGGCGCCGGAGGAGGTCATCCGGGCGTACCTCCAGCGCGAGCTGTCTAAGCAGCAGGCGGCACCGCAGCCGGCAGCAGCCAAGCCGGCGATGGGGATGGGCGACATCGCCAAGGGCGTGGCGCGCAGCGCGCTGGGGCAGGGACTCGGGTTCCAGTTCGGGGACGAGATCGAGGCGGGGTTCCGCACGGGCTTCGGCAAGCTGGGCGACTACAAGGCGACGCGGGACCAGATCCGCAGCGAGCAGGCCGAGTTCGCGGACCAGTACCCGGGCCTGAGCATCCCGGCCGAGATCGGCGGCGCTATCATCCCCAGCGCGGCCGCGCTGATCGCCTCTGGCGGCGCGGCGGCGCCCGGGGTGGCGGCGCGCATGGCTCCGCTGGGCGCCCGGGTGGCGCGGGCGGCGGCGGCCGGCGCCGCCTCCGGGGCGGTGACGGGCGCAGGGGCAGCGCCGGAGATGGAGGACGTGCCGGCGGCGGCGGGGCTGGGCGCGGGCGTGGGGACGGTGGTGGGCGGCGCCATTCCCGCCGTCGGCGCCGGGATGCGCGCGCTGGGCAGTCGGGCAGTGGACGTGCTGGAGACGCCAATTCGGGCAATGGCCGAAAACGCGCCGCCGCCCCTCCCGGGAAGCGCCAACCCGTTTCAGCGCGCCGTCCGGACGGCCACGAACGCGCCCGCGCTTGCGGCGCAGAAGCTGACGGCGGGCCCGCTGGACCGGCGCGCGCAGCGCCGCGCCGAGGGCAAGCTGATGCAGGCGCTGGCCGACGACGAGCTCACCCCGGAGATGGCGGCGCAGCGCCTCGAGGCGATGCAGGCGCGCGGGGCCCCGGGCGCGGTCGCGGACGTGGGGGAGGAGAACCTCCTTGAGCTGGCGAACACGGCGTACCTGATCCCCGGGCAAGGGCGGCGCCGGGTGGCGGAATTCTTTCAGGGTCGCGTGCAGGGCGCCAGCGGCCGGCTGGCCGAGGGCGTCGAGAAAACCAGCCGGTCCAAGCTGCAGAACATCAATCAGGTGGTCCGCCAGATCGACGCGGACCGCAAGCCGCCCGCCAAGCTGCTGTACGAGGAGGCGTACGCGCACGGCCCGGTGCAGCTCAACGAGGATGGGATCAACCTGCTGCTGACCTCGGACGCGCGGAAGGCGTGGTTCGAGGGGCTGCGCCGCTCGCGCCTCGAGGCGTTCACGGACGCAGACAAGAAGCCGCTGCCGGCGCTGTTCCGCGTGACCAAGTACAACGACGGCGAGGAGACCATCGAGCTGCTGCGCGACCCCACGGTGCGCGACATTGACGTAGTCAAACGCGGCTTTGACGCCCTGATCGGGGCAGCGCAGCGGAACGAGGACGCGGATCTTGCGCGCATCCTGACGGGGGCAAAGAACACGCTGGTCACGCAGGTGGACGTGCAGGCACCGGCCTACAAGAAGGCGCGGCAGTTCTGGGGCGGGCAGCAGGGGCTGATGGACGCGCTCGAGTCTGGAAAGCGGTTCCTGCGGGGCGGCGCGGACGACTTCGAGGACACGCTGGCCGGCCTCAACCCGGACGAGCGGGACATGTACCGGCTAGGGGCGGCCAACGCCATCGCGGAGCAGCTTCGGCGGCGGGAGGGGCGCGCGGTGGCGGTGAACATCCTCACTGACCCGACCGCGCAGCAGCGCCTGCGCAAGCTGTACCCGGACGAGGAGTCGTTCGAGATGCTGCGGAGCATGGTGGAGGACGAGCTGCGCATGGCGGGCCCGTATGCGCGCATGACGCGGCAGTCGCAGACGGCGCAGAACCTTGCGGGGCTGCTGGACTTCGCGACGGACTTCCGGCCCGGTGACTTGTCGATGGATGCGATGGGGCTGGCGCGGCTGGCGCTCATGGGGCTGGCAAACGCGGGCGCTTCGCGCGCGCGCACCAGCACGGCGGCGCAGCTTGCGGACCTGCTGACGCAGCAGGGGCCGGAGGCGGTGGCGTACCTGCGCGGGCTGTCGCCGGCAGCGGCGGCGGCGGCGCAGCGCGCACAGATCGGCGCCCGGGCCGGCGGTCGGCTCGGTGGCGTGGTGGGCGGACAACTCATCCGAGGGTACTGACGCATGGATCCGCTGTTTCCTCCCCGTCGCCGGCCGTCGCTGGACGACTACCGCCCGCTCACGCTGGTGCGTCCGGAGCCGTCGGATGCGACCGCGACGCGCGCGCTGCGTGACCTGATGGCGATGCAGGAGCAGGCGCGTCGCGCGGGTGCCGGCAGCATGGGCGTACCCAGCGGGCTGCGCGGCCCGAGTGTGGGCGAGCTGTTAGGCATCGGCGCGGACGTGCTGACGCCGGGGCCCGTTGGCGCTGGGACGGTCATCAGTGGACTGGCCGACATGCTGCGCGGCGACGTGCGTGGTGGCGCCGGCAAGATCGGCGCCGACCTCGCGATTGGTCTTTCCACGGCCGGCGTCGGCAGCAAGGTAAAGGCGGCGCGCAAGCTCAAGAAGCTGGCGGACGTGACGGATGAAGCGGCGCGGAGTGGCCGGGTGGCGGCATCCAACCTCACTGACCAGAGCGTTGCCACCGTGTTCGATGACATGAACGCGGCTGAAGCGCTGCAGGCATCCCTGCGCGGCGAGCACCTCAAGCAGAACCCGACCACGGGCCAGTACATCGGCGCGCCGCGCGGCGTCGATTCGCCCCAGAAGCTGGGCGCCATGCGGTCGCAGGTTGACCAGAAGGTGGAGGGTGGGCTTTCCAATGCGGCGTGGTACACCCGCGCGCGCGACACGGCTGAAGACGTGTCGGGATTCCAGCAGGGGATGGATCCGCTTTCCGAAGAGGGCCGCATGGCGTCGCTTTTCGCGCGCAGCGGCGCTGCATACAGCCCGCAGGCGACCCCGCCCACCGAAATCAACGCCATGCTGCGCCAGCACAACGCGAAGGTGCTGCGCGGCGACGACATCACTCCGCGCACCGGGGCGCAGGCGCGCAATGTGGCAACCGCCTACGTGTACAATCCAGTGACTGGCGGATTCACGCTTGAGCCGGCCCGCATTCGGCTGGGCAAGAAGACCGGACCGTACGCGGACGCCAAGGATCCGACGGTGCCGGAGGACGAGCTGTACAAGACGGCCAACGACATCTGGCACGGGCGCGTGTTCGGCTATCAGGGAAGCAAGAACAACCCCGATGCGCTGTTCTCGCGCGGCTTCACGCCGCAAGAGCACGGCTTCCTGACGGGCGAGAACCTGCTTGTGGCAGAGCGGGCGCAGCGCGCGGGGCTCTTGCCACCGGGCTACTCGTCATTCACGTGGTCGCCCCGCGCCGCGCAGGCTGCTACGTGGGGTGCGGAGCGCTTTCAGCAGATGCTTGAGGCGCAGAACGCCATGCTGGCGAAGTACCAGAAGGACATGGCGAAGTTCGACCGTGCCAAGGCAAAGGGAAAGAAGGCGACGCGCCCGACGGCGCCCAAGCTGCTGACGCTGCAGGAAATGCGCGCGAAGGCGAACGCCGGCATCGACGACGCAGCGCGGCGTCAGGTGGCGGCGATCACGGCCGAGTTCGCCCCCGGCTCCACCAGCGGCATGTACGAAGGGTTCGGGGCGTTGCCAGCCGAGGCGCAGGAGCAGTTCGCGCGCGAGTCACTGGCGGCGACCGGCGAGCGCAACCCGTTGCTGTCGGCGTTCCAGATGTTTCAGGAGCCCACGCGCGTGGTGCGCGGTCAGTGGACAGATCCGGCGACGGGCGAGATCACGCAAAGCGTCACCGACGTGGCGCGCCCGCTGGTGGGGATGCAGAGCTCGGTGCTGGGGCGCAACGCCAAGGGCAACCTCAAGCGTGGAGGCCCTATGATGGACGACGCCAGCCGGGGTGGCCTCGAGGTCCAGAGCGCCATCGAGGGCGTCATTCGCGGCCAGCAGGGCGTCGGGTTGGGCAAGTTCACGCCCCAGAACTCTAGCATGAAGGGTTCCGAGAAGACCGGCGCGCACGTGATGGGCAACCCGAACGATCTCGCGCAAGCCAAAGCCGCGCTGGAGGCGGCCGGCCTGAACATCATGGACTACGGCGACACCGGCTTCTACGTGGGCCGGTACGCCGACTCCGACTTCACGACTCCCGGCACGGTGTGGAACACCACCGTGGATGGCAAGGACGTGCAGAAGGTGATCAAGCAGACGCTCACGAAGCTCAAAGGCAACTACGAGATCACCCCGGGGCGGCTGGAGAGCGGCCTCACCACGGTGCCGTGGGGCGAGGAGGGGTCCGGGCAGGTGGCCCGGTTCCTCGATGAGACGCTCAACCGGCCCGACGTGATCAACGCCGCGCAGCGCCTCGACGTGGCGGGGGTGCCAGCCATGCTGGACGCGCGTCGCGCCGTCGCGCAGCGGGTTCTGGGTCCGCAGGCCGCCGCCAACCGCCCGGACGTTCAGCGCCTGCTCGACCTCCTGTCGGCCAGCTCCGGCGGCGGGTTCCGGTCCTTTCAGGACTACGTGCGCCGGCAAGGCTATCAGGGGCTGCCGGCTGTCGGCCTGATGGCTGGCGGTGCGGGGGCTATGGGGATGGCTGGCGCCGGTCCACGGAACCAGAACGAACGGTAGAGGGCGCGTCGCCTTCCGCGTCGGTGCAGACCGTGAAAGTCACCGACGCGGAGGCGTGCATCGCGCGAGCGGGTGCCGCCACCGCTGACCCCTCGGGATGGTCGCGATACCAGATGGCTGCGTCTACGTCGGACTGCGGAAGGTTGTACGTCAAGTTTTTGTACTGCCGTCGCATCGTTGAACCCGGGAAAGAGTGCGAGCAGGAAACACCACCCGTAACATAACCGACCCTCATGGATCTCGCCAGCATGGACTTCCAGTCGTTCGCCATCACGTTCGCCGGTTTCGTGCTCGCGGGATTCTGGCGCGAGATCCACATGTTCAAGCGGGACGTGGGCAAATGGCAGGCCAAGATCGACGTGGTGCTGTTCGGGGCCACGGGCAGCAACGGGATCAACGGAATCACCAAGGACCACGAGCAGCGGATCCGGCAGCTCGAGAATTTCCACCACGTGGAGCACGGGCACAGTGACCACCAGCACTAAGGCGAAGCTGCTCGAGCTGGTGGAGGACGAGCGGGGGCGGCTGTCTACGGCGCGCTCGCTGCTGTGGGGGTGGAGCATCTACAGCCTGTGTTTCCTGTCGCTGACGTGGGCGACGGTGAGCAACGGCGCGCTGTCCTTCCTCTCGGCGGTGGAGGTGGCGCTGATTGCGTGGGCGGCTGGCCCGCGCATCGCCCAGTACCTCGGGCCGCAGGTGGGCGCGGCGGCTGCGGCGGTGGGGCAGGCGCTGCGCGAGAAGGTGCAGGCGCGCCGGCGCCCGGAGGAGGGATACGAGGTGAGCAAGTGAAGGACGAGGTGGTGCTGGTGGCGGAGCGCTTTGTGGGGTGGGTAAAGGAAGGGACGGGCGCCAACGACGGGCCGTGGGTGGAGGCCATCCAGCGCACGACGGGGAACCGGCGCGGTGACCCGTGGTGCGCATCGTTCGTGGCGTTCGTGCTGGGGATCGCCTACCGGGGCAAGAACCCGCTGCCGGCGACCGCGAGCTGCGACGTGCTCCTCGAGTGGGCGCGGAAGGGCGGCCGGGTGACGGCCGAGCCGGTGCCCGGAGACCTGTTCCTCGTGATGCGCAGCCCCACGGACGCGGTGCACACGGGGTTCGTCACCCGGGTGACGCCGGAGGTGGTGGGCACCATCGAGGGCAACACGGGGCCGGGGGGGACGCGCGAGGGCTGGGGTGTGTTTGCTCGGGAGCGGCGACGCAAGGGCCTCCTTTTCGTGAGGGTGTGATGCGGAAGGCGCTGGAACGGCTGGGGAGCTGGCCCGGGCAGGTGGCGCTGGTGCTGGCGCTCGCGTCGGCGGCGGTGGGCGCGGTGTGGGCGCACGCCTACCGGGAGGGGCGCGCGGCGGCGCACCGGGAAGGCTACCGGCAGCGGACGGACACGGTGCGGGTACTGCTGCGCCAGCTCGACACAGTGTACCGCGCAGACACGGTGCGGCTGTGGCGGCTGGTGCGGCAGGTGGACACGCTCGTGCGGGTCGATTCCATCCCGGTGATCGCAGCCGACAGCGCGCGGGCGGACAGCGCGCTGCGCGTGACGACTACCGCCCTCCGCGCGTGTGTCTCTTCGGTGCTGACGTGCGAGCAGCGGGCCGCGCTCGAGCACCGGCTGCGGCTGGCCGCTGAATCGGCACTGGCGGCACCGCCCGGGCGTCCCTCCCTTCGGACTCGAGCTCGCGACGCCGGGGCCGGTGCGTTGGCAGGCGCGGCGCTGGTTCTGTTTCTTCGTCGGTGATGTCGCGCCCCGTCATGGGGTGCTCGCACCCGAACGCGAGGTAGCAGGGCGTCACCCGCAGCACCATCGCAAGCCGCTCGAGCATCTCGAGGTCGGGGATCTTGATCCCGGCCTCGTAGCGCCCAATGGAGGTGCCGGTGGTCCCCAGCGCCTTCGCGACGCTGGTTTGCGTGACGTTGTAGCCGAGCTCCACGGACAGCGCGTGGCGCGCTTGGAACAGCCTCCGGCCCAAACCGTGCGACATATAGATCGCGGGCTCCCCTCTCGCCATTGAACGCAACACTTTCTGCGGCAATGCCTTACCGCTAACAGGAATGCTTCCGGCCGTCAAGGGCTGGCGGCCGTAAGGTAGGCGCCCCGACCCGTTGCGCATCCTACCGCCCCGGTGTAGTTTACTCCGTGCGGGTAGGATCTTCTCCGCGTCGAGCAGCATAGCCAACCTCCAGCATAGGGGATTTCGTATGACGGCACCAGTCCCTCAGCCGCCGCCGCGTGACAGCATCCACCGCGAGTTACGTGCCGCGCTGGCATTGTCGGGGCTGTCCGTGCGGCAGGTCGCACAGGACTTGGGGGTGACCCCCGACCACCTGTACATGGTCAGCACGGGCCGGCGGCAATCGCGCCGGTTGCGTCAGGTGCTGGACGACTTCATCGCGGGCGTGCTGGCGGACGACACCGCCGGCGAAGGCAGCCCCGAGGCGCGGCATGAGGCGGCGTCGCAGGCGTAGGTCGATGTGGTGGTTCCACGTGAGGTCCGCAGCAGGTTCATCAACTACGCAAGGGGGCACGATGATGTTGGACGAGACGCGGGACGCGATCCGTGCGCTGCAGGAGGCGGTGGCGCGGCTGGAGCAGCGGGTGGACGAGCTGGAGGTGGAGGCGGCGCGTCGCGAGGAGCAGGCGCAGCAGCGGCTGGCGCGGTTGGTGGATGCGTCGTTTGGCCGGGGGGATGCGTGATGGACAACCCGGTCGTGCTTGACATTGAGACGGTCCCGCTCGCGAGCAGCATGGCGCTGCCCTACCCCGAGGCGCAGCGGCAGCCGCCCGCGAACTACAAGAGCGAGGAGGCGATCAGCCGCTGGCGCGAGGCCGACCGCGCGGCGTGGGAGACGGAGCGCGTCAAGGCGTACAGCCTCAACCCCCGGCTGGGGCGCGTGCTGTGCGTGGGGCTGACGCCCGCCGTCGGCGGTGACGACGTGCAGGTGATGGAGGCGTGGAACGAGTCGGAGGAGCGCTTCGCGGTGTGGCGCACCTTCGAGTTGCTGGCGCTTCGCGAGGGGGAGGTGGTGACGTGGAACGGGCACTTTGACCTCCGGTTCCTGCTGGTGCGCGGGCTGATCCTTGGCGTCGAGCTCCCCAAGCGCCTGCTGTACACGAACCGCGTGCAGGGGTGGTTCAAGCGGTACACGCTGTACCCGCACTTCGACTGCAAGGCGGCGCTGATGAACCACGAAGTGCGCGTGAGCGGCGAGGGGCTGGACGAGTGGGCGCAGGCGCTGGGCGTGGCGGGCAAGACCCCGGGGATGGACGGCGGCGCGGTGTGGCCGCTGTACAACGCGGGGCAGTTCGAGGCCATCGCGGAGTACTGCCGGCAGGACGTGCGGACCACGCGCGACATCTTCCGCCGCATTGCGCCGACGTTCTCTTCGTGGGGCGTGCCACACGTGCTGGAGGCCGGCCTGTGACGCTTAACGAGTGGAGGACTCAGTCCGACGAAGGCGTGCAGCGGGTGCTGCACCAACTCGAGAATGCCCGCAAGGAGATGGCGCTGCTGTGCCTTGACTGGCCGACGGAGAAAGTAGTGCGCCGCGACAGCTACGTCGCCGGACTGGTGGACAAGGGCGGGGCCGACATCGTGGCGTGCATTGTTGACATGGGGCATATGCGAGCGACGCTGATGTACAACTCAATGCGCGAGATGACGGACCATGCATTGGATGTACGCCGTGCGGTGGGCCGTGTCCTTCGTCACTGGACCGACGAGGACATCAAAGGCGTGCGGCGCCAACCGCACATGTGGGGCCTCGACACCGAGATTCTCGACAATATCGACAAGGGGGAGCTGTGAGCACTGCCGTGACGAAGATGAACAACGGGACCGTCGCCCCCATGGAGGGGGCGGCGCTGTCCCGGGAGCAGGTGGAGCTGATCAAGCGCACCATCGCCAAGGGCGCGACGGACGACGAGCTGGCGCTGTTCGCGCAGCAGGTGCAGCGCACCGGGCTGGACCCGTTCGCGCGGCAGATTTACGCCATCAAGCGCTGGGACAGCCGCGAGCGTCGCGAGGTGATGGCGGTGCAGGTGAGCATCGACGGGTTCCGGCTGATCGCGGAGCGCACAGCGCGCTACGCCGGCCAGACGCCCGCGCAGTGGTGCGGCGAGGACGGCGTGTGGTGTGACGTGTGGCTGAAGTCGCACCCACCGGCCGCCGCCCGGGTAGGCGTGCTGCGGCACGACTTCGCGCAGCCGCTGTACGCCGTCGCCACGCTGCCCGAATACCGGCAGTTGACCAAGGAAGGGAAGCCCAGCGGGCTGTGGGGCAAGATGCCGGCGGTGATGCTGGCGAAGTGTGCCGAGGCGCTCGCGTTGCGGAAGGCGTTCCCGCAGGAACTGAGCGGCCTCTACACCAGCGACGAGATGGGGCAGGCCAGCGTGGCGCCCACGGAGTCGTCCGGGGAGGCGCAGGAGGAGATTCCGGCCCTCCCCGCGCCGGCACCGGCGCTGCCGACGCTGGACGAGGCGCTGCGCATCACGGTGAAGGGGCGGACGCTGGGCGACATGAGCACGGAGCACCTCGAGAAGTTGCTGGCGTGGGCGATAGAGAAGGAGAACGTCGTGATGGCCCACGCGGTGGAGCTGGTGCTGTTCGACCGGGCGGCGCAGCAGGACATGGACGAGGACGCGGCGGAAGCCGAGGGGCTGGTGGCATGAGCGACGTGACCGAGAAGACCGTTCACGACATCCCGGTGTCGATGACGGTCGGCGCGAGCGGTAAGCTGCTGGTGCTGACGGCCGCCGGCAACATGTGGGAGTGGAGCAGCAAGGAACGGCGCTGGGGGCGGATGCAGCCGGTGCCGCTGACCATGGCGTGGGACGAGTACATGCAGCAGGCGATGCAGGGGCCGGCGCAGGAGCAGGGCCAGAGTGACGACAAGCCGGGTGAGCCGGAGAAAGCGCAGGAGGCATGAGCGGAGCGAAGGACAAAGGGGCGGGCCACGGGTCCGCCCCTTTGCGTTGGGGGCAGCGGGTGCGACAGTGGATCCGCCCTGCGGCGGGCGGCGGCCCCATGACCGTGGGCGAGGCGGCCGAGGTGGCGCTGGACCCGGCCACGGGCCGCTGGTCGCGCGAGACGGGGCACGGGAAGGAGGTGGCGCGCGCGCTGGCGCTGGCGGCTGCACACTGGGGCGCCGACCGGCCGTGGGGCACCCTCACCCGGGGTGACTGGCGCAGCCTCTGGCGGTGGCGCCTCACCGTGCTGCGCGAGGCCGGCCACGGCGGGCACCGGGGCACCGAGCTGGTGGTGCAGCGCGCCGCCACCGTGGCGCGGTGGCTGGTGGAGGAGGGCCACGTGGTCCGCATCGTCGGCCCGGAGCGGGAGTGGCGCCTCCGGCTGGCCGAGGACTACCACCGGCTGGCCGGGGACGGCCCGGAGCCGCGCCGACCCCGCCACACCCTCGAGGAGCTGCGCCGGATCCTGCAGGCGGCGGAACAAGCCGACCCTCGGTTCCGGCTGCTGCTGGCGCTGGGCGCCGAGCTCCGGCTGGGGCAGGTGGTGCGCTGCCGGCGCCGCGACCTCGACCTGCAGGGGGGCACCCTGACCGTGCGCGGCCGGGGCCGGAAGCGGGGCGTGGTGGTCGAGCTTACCGCCGGCCAGCAGGCAGCCGCGCTAGAGGCGCTGGAGGGCTATCTGAGCGAGCTGGAGGGCTCAGGGCAGGATTACCCCTTATTCCCGTGCGGACAGCTTCCCGGGGGCCGCAGCGGGGCAGCACGGGCCTGTCCCACCCGGCACCTGTCCGCGCGCCCGGTTGGCCGGCGGTGGGTGGTGGCCCAGTTCGCGATGGTGGAGGCGGCTGCCGGCGTGCCGCACCGCCCGGGCCGGGGGGCGTATGGGATCCGGCGCGCGGCGGTGGACGCGGTGAAGGCGCTGGGGGTGTCGCGCGAGGGGCTGATGGCGCACGGCGGCTGGACGGACACGGCCGTCCCGGACCGCATCTACGCCGAGCAGCAGGCCGAGTACGCGCGGGCAGAGGCCGCACGCCTACGGGCGCGCGTCCGAAACGAACGACGATGGGCCAGCGAGGAGTTGAACCTCGGACCTCACGCTTATCAGACAGGGGATGCGAAGAACTCACCGCACTAGCACGTAGCATACCCTACGGGTTGACGAATCACCGCTCCGGTGGCATTGTGCGGGACAACTGACGCACGGCCCTGTTGGAGCAGGACGCCGAGCCCGTAGCATCCCGGCCCCCCGTCTGCAGGGTGCCGTCCGCCGACACCCCCCTTGCTCGGCGCGACGGACTCCACCCCTGCAGCGGGGGGCTATGCTTTGGACCCTATGCCGAACCTGTGCATCATCCCGGCCCGGGCGTTGTTTGATCCGGAGCTGACCTATCCCCAGCTCCGCGCGCTGCTGGCGGTAGGACTCCATACGGACCGCTATGGCGACAACGTGTGGGCCTCGAACTCCACGCTGGCGGTCGAGGCGCGCATGGACGTGCGCGACCTCCGTCGATGCCTCCGTGAGCTGGAGGAGATGGGCTACCTGTCGCGTATTCGGCGGGTGCACCCCGGCGGCGGGACCGCCACCAGCCTCATCTCGGTGCGGCTGGACGACCCCATCCCGACGGAGCCCGTGGTGGCGCAGGTGGGGGGTGGGTCAACGCTCCCCTCCCCCCGGGGGGGAGGGGTCGTGGACCCCGGGGGGGAGGGGCCCGGTACCCCGGGG